GCTGAGGAAATCTATGATGACTTGATGAAGAATGTTCAGAAAATCAATATCAACGATTTGATTGATCAAATGATTGACGATCACTTGGAAAGTGGTGATAGCGACGGTGATGGTGATAGTGATGGTGACAATGAGGGGAAAGGCAAGCGCCCAAAAATGTCTCCGGAAGAACGAGAACGCGCCCGTCAAGAAATCAAGCAAGCAATCATCAATGCCGCACAAAGTGCAGAAGCAGGTCAATTACCAGCAGGTGTTGAACGAATGATTAAACAAGCAACTGACCCAGTTATGCCTTGGCGTGAACTGATTCAAACAAACTTGACTAGTGCAATTCGTACTGATTATTCTTGGATGCGCCCTAGTCGTAGGGGTTGGCACATGGATGCTATCATGCCTGGTATGACTCCCGGTGAAGAGATTGATGTTGTTGTTGCGATTGACATGAGTGGTTCTATCAGCAACAAACAAGCACAAGCATTCTTAGGTGAGATCGGCGGTATGATGGATAGCTTTGATGGCTATAAGGTCCATGTATTCTGTTTTGATACTGAGACATATAATCCACAAGACTTCACTAGTGAAAATCTTGATTCGATTGACACATACGAACCAATGGGCGGTGGCGGCACTGACTTTGACTGTATCTTTGAATACTTGAAATCTGTTGGCAATGTGCCTAAGCGATTGATCTGTTTTACTGACGGCTATCCATGTGGTAGCTGGGGTGATCCAGACTATTGCGACACTACATGGATTATTCACGGTGACCCTAATCCGAATCCCCCATTCGGTACCTATGCACTTTATGATGAATAACTATGGAAACGATATTTGATATCGTATTAATTATAATTGCAATTGTTTTAATTGTTGCAATATTTTCGGGCCTGGCATACGGGCTGAATAAACTGTTATCACTACTACTCAATGATCATTAAATCTGTAGAAGTGATAACAATTTATGAATCACTAGATGGTGATAAGATGGTATATTCGCATGATAGTGGATCGTCTACCAACAAAATGATTAAAGAAGATAATTCAAAACATCATATTACCAAATGGTATGAATGGAAAGATATTCTCAAGTTAGCGTCCACTGAGCCTTCATTATACGATGCCATTGAAAAAGCAGAAATGATTTATAGATTGATTAAAAAGGAAACATAATGTTACTTATTGGAACAAGTCTCGGTGGATGTTTGTTGAGCCTATTGCGCAACGAAGTGTCCGAGGATGATGTTATGTTCATTGTGACACGAACCGATGCGCCTACATATGAACAATTTATGGCAGTAGTAGATGCTTATCATGGTCATGGCAATCCTTATGCTAGTAAACCTGAATTGTATGAAATAGGTGATTATCCTCTAGATAAAGTTAGAGACTTAGCCGCACGGTTGTGGTACAGTGGAAAGATTCATCAACCACGCACCATGGGCAGTGATTCAAGACCATATCGACATCCTATTGGGTATGGTGATGGATTGTGGCTAGAAGTAGTCCCAACCAATAGTAACACTACTCCTGTAGTAGTTGAAGCCTACGAAAAATATAAGATGTTGGATTCATTAACCCGTTAATACTCAAAAAAATATTTTGTTGAAACAAATAAATATTAAATATACATGTACTCAAGGAGAATAGTATGAGTTTTTTAAAACATGTAGGTAAACACGGTGATCGTAAAGTTGCTATAGTATTTCGTGAGGTTCCGGGTGAGCCACATATGTGCCTTGTAACTTACACAGAAACATTGAATCAGCATATCCATGATCCATTGATCCGTTGTATTGAAAGCGATGTTGGACAACATGCAGAATCATTGTCAGATGCATTAAACCGTACCTATGGTATGGACAGTAATCCAATTCTTTTCACCTTACATAAAGAAGGTTTATTAAAGAAAGTACAGACTGAGCAAATTATTGTCACACCAAATTCAAACACTAAAATCAAATTGAGTGAACTTAACAAGATTTTAACTGAAATGAAACAAGGTGAAGATGCAGTAAAACGAATGGCTGAAATGGATCAAAGTCGCGGTATGCAAGATCCAGCAACCGTAGCTCGTAGAATGCGTGAAAGCCAGACCCGTGATGCTAAAACACCAGTGGTAGCATCATCACCTGATGCATTGGGAGACAGTGTACTCGCAAACAACTTGCGTCAACAAGCTACCAAAATGGCAGCAGAAGCCAAAGGTCTAATGGCAGAAGCTGAAAGACTTCTAAAAGAAGCAGCCGTAATGGACCCAGTACAAGCTGTTCCAGAAGCTCCTAAAGCAAAACGAGCATACACTAAGAAGGTAGTAGCTGAATCTGTTGTTACAGAGGCAGCACCAAAGGTTAAAAAAACAAAAGCAAAAGCTAGTGTATAATGTCACCAGAATTCATTGATAAATGGGAACATATACTTGAGGATGTTGAGAAAAACAAGATACCAGTAGAGTTTATCAAAAAATTAGTAATTAAACTACAAGGTAAACGACAACATACAATCAATATTGAAAAGTTTTTAAACCAAGGTTTAGATCCTGAACAAATTGAGGAAATTGTGAGTAGAAAATTAAATGAACTTGATGATCTAGTGGTAAGTGTAGAATTCATTCTCAATGTAAAAAGTATCGCTGAAGTTGTTCAACCAGAAACAGATAGGTTTTTAAATAAATTATGAAAGCCGTAATAGCTTGTGATCCTAAAGGAGGAATAGGCTACGAAAACAAATTGCCCTGGAGTAATATTCAGGGCGATTTGCCAAGATTCAAATATTTGACTCAAGGGAAAGTTGTAGTCATGGGTAGGAATACTTGGGAAAGTCTTCCTAAAAAACCTCTATTAGGTAGATTAAATTTTATAGTCACTAGTCAGAATCTAGTGTTACCTTTTGGTGCCATTCAAGTGCCAAATCTAAATCATTTCACTGAATATAAAGAAGCATGGTTAATCGGCGGCAGTCAATTGATTAATAGCAGTTGGCATCTAATTGATGAAATACATTTAACTATGACCTTCACCGAATACACTTGTGATACATTTATAGATTTAGTAAAATTAAAAAATGAATATTCATGTTGGTTCAAAGAGGAACACACGGACCACTCATACGAAATTTGGAAAAGAAAATGAAGCAATACTTAGATTTACTACAGGATATATTAGATAACGGAGAAGAAAAAGATGACAGAACTGGTGTGGGGACAATTTCAGTATTTGGCAGACAACTTAGATTCAATCTTAAAGAATCTTTTCCCGCCGTCACTACTAAAAAACTTGCTTGGCGTGCTTGCAAAGGTGAACTACTCTGGTTTCTTGAGGGCAGTAGTGATGAGCGTAGATTGGCAGAGATCACCCACGGTAGTAAAGAAGGAACGGTTACTATCTGGACGCCAAATGCACTTGCACCCTATTGGAAGCACAAAGCGAAATATGAAGGCGACCTCGGTCGTGTCTACGGGGTACAATGGCGTCATTGGCAAACCCCAGTCTCTCATAAACAGGAAACATTCAAAGATGATTTCGGCAACTACTATGACAGGGGCGGTCCATTACACATCAAAGAAACAGATCAAATCAAGAATCTTATTGAAGGCTTGAAGAAAGATCCTAATGGTCGTAGACATATTATCAATGCTTGGAATGCAGGTGAGTTAGATCAAATGGCATTGCCCCCTTGTCACGTTATGAGTCAATTCTATGTTAACAAAAATAAAGAACTATCTTGCCATATGTATCAAAGAAGTCAAGATGTCTTTTTGGGCGCCCCGTTTAATTACGCAAGTTACGCATTACTTACTCATATGATTGCTCATGTCTGTGGGTATGGTGTAGGAGAATTGATTGTATCAACCGGCGATACCCACATTTATCAAAATCATGTAGACCAAGTAAAAGAGCAACTGTCAAGAGAACCATACCCCCTACCTAAATTGTGGTTAAATCCTGCAGTTACTAATATTGACAGTTTTACTATGGATGATATAAAATTAATTGATTATCAATCTCATGGGCAGTTAAAAGCCCCAATGGCAGTTTAATGTTAAAAGGAAGTTCTAGGAATAAATACTATATAGGAGGATTTATGAAGGGCATATATTGTATTGAAAATCTAGATAATGGTAAAAAGTATTACGGTAGTTCAAAGGATGTTGAGTGGAGATTAGAGCAACATCGCCGAGGACTACGTAAAGGAATTCATATTAACGTTTATCTACAGAGGTCATATAATTTACACGGAATAGATCGGTTTTCTTTTTATCTAGTAGAGGATATGGGTGATCCTACTAAAAAAGAACTCCAAGCTAGGGAACAATGGTATATTGATAACAACATAGATGGTTATAACATAGCCTCAGCCAATGGTGGTGACACGTTATCCAAGCATCCTGACAGAGAAATTATAATTGAAGATAGATCAAACAAGTTCCGTGAATGGATGAATAATTTAACCGACCAAGAAAAAAAAGAAAGATTTAGTAAACCAGGTAAAAGTAATCCAAATTGGCGTAACGGTGGAAGAAAAATATTATGCCCCATATGTAATACAAACAAAATAGAACCTAAATCTAAAACCTGTGGTGAATGTCGTGATAGATCAGGTACACAAAATCCATTCTACGGAAAAACACACTCGGAAAAAACATTGAAAACACTGAGCAATTTGGGAGGTAAGTGGATCAAAGGGATTGACCCTTCTTTGTTGCCCTATACAACATATTATGAGATAATTTATCCAGATGGGTCTATTAAACAAGTAGTAGGGTTAAAGTCTATTGCCGATGAATTCAATGTCAGTATCGCTAATGTCCATGCTACTATCAGTAGAATGGCTAAAGGTATAATGCCGAGCAAAAGTGTTTTTAAAAATCA